GATTATTGTGAACCGTTTCCTTGAATTCATTCTCAGCGTCTGGAAGCAATGCCAGAACTGTGGCGGCACCGGCGAGAAGAATGGCAAGCAATGCACGGCATGTAAGGGCGAGGGTGGCATCGACACCGCCAAGATCTGACCATGAGGGCCGCGACGATCATCGGTGCGCTGCTGATCCTGGCGCTGTTCCTCGTCGCGGCCTTCGCCTGGCACCGGGCCGGGCTCATCTGACCCCCGTACGCTGGCACTGAACAGGAGGAGGTCACGATGGTGATCCCGTGCTCGTGGGACGTAGTGATCCCGTCCAGTCTGTGTCCGGACTGGGACGGCTACCCGACGGCGACCAAGGACACCGCGCTCTGGCTGGCGTCCACCTACCTCTGGGCGGCCACCGGCCGACAGTATGGCCCGTGCTCGATCACCGTGCGCCCGAGCCAGACCAACCGCGCTGAGCTGGCCTACCAGGATTTCGCCGTGATGCCGGGCACCTCCGGATTCAACGTGCCCGGCGGACCATTCCTGTTCGGCGGACGTTGGTTCAACGCCGGCTGTGGCACGGCGTGCTGCGGCAACAGCGCGTGCGCCATCGTGCTGCGCGGCCCGGTTGCCTCGGTGGACGAGGTGGTCGTGGGCGACGAGGTGGTCCCGGCGAGCGCGTACCGGGTGGACGTCGTCAGCGGAGCGTGGCTGCTGGTCCGCATCGACGGGGAGTGCTGGCCGATGTGCCAGGACTTCCGGGCCGAGCCCGGCGAGCCCGGCTCGTTCGAGGTGACCTACTCGGTCGGCCGTCCTCTGCCCGAGGCCCTGGCCATCGCCACGGCCGCCCTGGCCTGCCAGTTCGGCAAGTCGATCGCCGGTGGGCCGTGCGCGTTGCCGGCCAGGATGACCCGGCTCTCACGCCAGGGTGTCGAGGTCGAGGTGGCGCCGCCGGAGCCGGACGGCAAGAGCACGGGAGTCAAGTTGGTGGATGACGTCATCGCCATGCTGAACCCGAACGGGCTGAAGAGCCCTCCGGTCGTGATGTCTCTCGACCTCCCCGAGCAGTGCGACCGGATGACCGTGATCGGCGCTGGCTCCTGATGGCCGTCGCCGATCCGGTCGTCATGCCGCTGGCGCGCGAGATGCTGGCCTGCCTCGACCAGGAGATCCACAAGGTCGAGAACCCGCCGATGTATGTCGGACTCCGATCTGGCAACGTCGTGGCTCACCTGATGAGTACGACCGAGGACGAGTGCTGTTCCGGTCTCGCTTGGGTCCGGCCGGTCACGTTTTACCCGACCGGCACCGGCCCGTTCCCGGCTCAGGACGAGACCCCGCTCAAGACCGGGGTGAAGGCCTGGGCCATCACGCTGGAACTCGGCGCGGTCCGGTGCGCACCAACGCCGGACGCCGACCACATCCCGACCACCGAGGAATGGGACGCGGTCACCCAGGCCGTGATGGACGATGCGGCAGCCATGCGGCGCGCGTTGTGCTGCTTCCTAGATGCTGACCCCCGGCGCGCCGGCCGGATGATCTCCGGTCCCTGGCTCCCCCTGGACATCGAGGGCGGCTGTGTCGGCGGTGTCATGGAAGTGACTGTGATGGGCCCCGCATGCGATTGCTCCGAGGCCGGTCCGACATCATCCTGAGCGGCAAGCGACCCCCGGAGAGATCACGCCTCTTCCGGGGGCCGCGCCTATACGTGTAACCTAACAGGCATGCCGGGGACCCACAAGGGTCTGACGAATCGGGGAGGTCGGCAATGGTCGCGCACACGCTCCGGATCAACAAGGCCACGCTGACCGGTGTCGGCAAGGACGAAGCACGCAAACGGGTCAATCGGGTAGTCCGTCGGACATTCAACCGGTCCCAGGTGCTCGTCCCTGTCGACACCGGCAACCTCCGCGCTACCGGCCGGATGGTCCTCGGGCGTGCCCGGGGAGCGCTGATCATCGGCAGCATCGAGTACACGGCCCGCTATGCAGCCGCCGTGCATAACGGCCGCCGCGCGCTGACCATCCGGGCCAAGGGCAACGGCCGGCTCAAGTTCGTCGTGGACGGCCGGACGGTCTACGCCCGGTCCGTTCACCAGCCGGCCCGGCGTGCTCGGCCCTACCTCGCTCAGGCTCTCCGTGAGGTCGCTCCCCAGCAAGGTTTTCGCGTCACCATCGGTTAACAGGAAACGGAAGGAAACAGGATGAAACGGTTCATCGCTGCGGTGGCCGCTCTCGGCCTCGCGCTCAGCCTGGCCTCGGCTCCGGCCCAGGCCGCCCCGGCCAAGCCCGGCCCCAACCAGGTCGTGAACCCGAGCGGCAAGGTTGTCAACAAGCTGCCCGCGCTCGCAGGCGTCCCGGCCAACAAGGGCCTGACCGCCGCCGGCAAGGTCGGCCCGGTCAAGGGCAAGCCGAGCCTCAAGGCGACGGCGTCCACCCGGGGCAACGTCACCGCGCTGGACGACCCGCTGTGCGACACCGACCCCACCGGCGTCTGCTACTTCTACAACGGCGGACGTCAGTTCGACTTCACGCCCAACTACGGCGTGTCCGCCACCGTCACGCATGGCGGTCACTCTGGTGGGCTGACTGGTGCAGAGTCGTTCCACACGTTGGTCGAGACCGCCGTCCAGTCGGCTGACAGCCAGCAGATCATCGAGGTCGGGGTCACGCAGGATCCCAGCGTCAACAAGAACCCGCCCGGCTCCAGCACCGGTTGGTACGGCCCGCGCGTGTTCGTCGGCGCCTGGGTCAACGGCGTGTTCCAGGGCTACAACGGCGGCGGCTTCGTGCCGGTCTCGGGGACGACGATCGTCCCCGGCGTCACCAACCTGCCCGCCAACACGGCTTACGTGCACCACATCTGGTACTCCACCGACCAGGATCTCTGGTGGATCGGGTTCGGCACCGAGTGGCTCGGCTACTTCCCCGGCTCGATGTGGACCGGCGCCACGCCGTCGGCGACGTTCAACCGCAACGGGCTGACCCAGATCTTCTGGGAGCTGGCCAGTGAGGAAGCCAAGCCCTGCTCCGACCTGGGCAACGGCGACATCCCGACCGCCACGCTCGGTTCCAAGGTCGAGAACATCGCGTTCCGGGGCCTGACCAACGGGGCGATCACGTCGGGTGTCAACTTCTCGACGTTCCGCGCGGCAACGCCGGCTCCCTCGGCCAATGCCAGCTCTCCGTACGCCAACACGTATTCGCTCGGCCCGGCCGGCGCACAGCGCGGGTACAAGGGCGGCGGCCCGATGTGGAACGCCGCCGGCACCGGTGTGGGTGTGAAGGGCAACCCCTGCTGATGCCGGGGATGGTCCAGTTGTGGTGTTACACCTGCAACCAGCCTGCGTCGTTCAACTGCAAGGCGTGGCACGCCACGGGTCCACGTAGATGACGAGAAGCCCGCTCCCGCCGCCAAGGGGAGCGGGCTTCTTTCTGCCCGGGTATCCCAGACCCAGGGGGCACTACTGTAAGGTGATGGCATGACCGAACAGACTGAGGCGACTGAGGCCGCCGCTCCCGTTGAGATGCCGGCGGAGAAGGAGATCGACTTCCAGGGCCGCAAACTCTGGGTCCGGCTCCCGCGTCCGGAAGCGCTCCTCGTGTGGAAGCGCACTCTGGCCAAGCTCCAGAACCTCGACACCGGCGACTGGAACGGCGAGCAGGTGATGGCGGCGCTGGAGCGCACCCGGAAGATCATCGACTCGCTGCTGGTGCACGAGATCGACAAGGACTGGCTGGACGACGAGATGCTGGCCAGCCGGCTGGGCCTGATCGAGACGGCCCAGATCATCAACCTCACGGTCGAGGCCTACCAGGCCGACGACAACCGCGAGGCCCGGCGCGCCGCCAAGAAGGCGCCGGCCAAGAAGGCGACCAGGAAGAAGGCGGCACGATGAACACGTATCCGACCCCCGCACACGGCACACGTGAGCACGCGGACCAGGTGACCCAGGGTCGCCACCCGGGCGTCCAGTCCGCGCTCCAGTGGCTCACCTTCTCGCACCTCCCCGAGGCGCTTCAGGACTTCTCGCGGCCGTTTTACGCGGCGGCTGTCGAGCTGATCCGGACCATCCTGACTGACTCGACTGAGCTGACCACGGCGCTCAACAAGCTGATCGAGGCCAAGGACTCGGCGGTCCGCGCCGGGATCCGGGACCAGCACGGTCGTCCAGGTTCGGTGCCCCGGCCTCAGACCGTGGTCAACCCGCCGGTGTTCGGTCAGGCCCAGGTGCCGGTGCGCCCGGACCAGCAGCTCCCGGGGAGCGACGATGCCCGCTGACTACACCGAGACTGTGGCCCCGGACGACGACGCGGAAGGCCGGGTCCTGGAGACCCTGGCCAACGGCATGCCGTACGCCTTCGTGGTCGCCACCGAGCTGGACCCGCTGAACCTCAGGGTGGCCAGCGGCGACAACGTGGACACCATCCGCGCTCTGCTGGGCCAGACCCTCCGGGCGCTGCCCGGCGGCGCCAGCGCGATCTCGGACGGCTACCACACGTTCGGCGAGCTCTACGACCACCGGCGCGCGCTCACAGCCGCGCTGTGCAAGGCCCTCAGCCTGGACTCGTGGCGGAGCAAGGCCCACCACCCGGACGATGACCCGATGTTCGAGGGCGGGTACTTCATCGTCGGGATCAACCTCCCCACGGGCACCATCACGTACCACTACAAGCTGCACCATTGGGATGACTTCGCCGGGGTCATCGAGCTGGAGCACGCGCCCAAGTGGGACGGCGCGGCGCCGGCCGCCACGGTGGACCGGCTCCTGGAGTGGACCCGGGCATGAACAGCCGGGGCCGCCGGACCCAGGCGCGCGCCGACGCGCGGCGTATCGCCAACGTCCGACGCGAGCTGGCAGAGAAGGCCCGGCGTGAGAAGCGCCAGGCCAAGAAGGCGGCCAAGGGTGAACGTTGACCCGCTCGCGTCCATGCGCTGCTGGGCGATCGAGTTCGAGCTGGAGGGCCGGACGTACGACGTTCCGGCCCTCTCGGCCGTGGACTGGTGGCCGGTGCTGGGCGACGCCAACCCGCTGTCTGTTCTTGACATTGTCGAGTCAAACGACCTGGACGAGCGGTTGCTGGTCGGAGAGTTGAATCACGCGGACCTGCTCGACGCCCTCCGGGACGTGGTCGAGGAATCCGCCGGCCGCTCGTTCCACGCGACCGTGATCCTCGTGATGGTGGCGAATAGCCAGTGGCCCGTCATCAACGGCCAGCTCACGCGGCACGGCTTCCGCTGGGAGGGCCAGCCGCTCGGCGCCGCCCTCGATGCGGTCTACGCCGTCGTGGTCGAGGCCTTCGGCAAGGAGGACCGGGAGAAGTTTCTGGCGTTGCTGGACAACGAGAGCCTGACCAACGGCAAGCCGACCAAGCGCCAGCGGGCCAAGCTGGACGACGAGTTCGCCTCGATGGCCGGCCCGAAGCCTACGACCGGCGTGAAAGCCACCGGCGCGCCGTCCGATAGTGCACGTCCCAAAACTCGGCCACGGCTCCAGCCGCCCCGCCAGGGCGGCC